ACCGCGTACAGGTACCCGCTCCCTGCTCTGGACATAGGTTGCCCACCTCCCGCAGGTGAGCCTAACCGCCGGGCTAACTCTCAGTCAGCGTCTCGACCAGGTTCCCGGCAAGGTCGAAGCGGTGCAGCACCCGCTTGACCGGGTACCCGGCCTGCCGGGCCGCCTCCTTGCAGTCGCCGCAGGACAGCTCGATCAGGTTGTCCGGGTGGACGAAGCTGGGCAGGCAGCCGGTCAGGCGCAGCTTCAGCAGCAGCCTGCCCGGGCGGCAGTCCCCGCCGGGCAGGGGCTTGTCGACCGGGCAGCGGACCTCGACCTCGGTCTGCTCCACGTCCCCCGCAATCGTCACCCCGGGAATCCCGGCATCCGGGCGTGCTCCGCCTCCCGCCGGCAGGCCATCGCCTTGTCGTAGACCTCGGGCCCGACCTGGGGCACGGTGTCCCGCACCCGGCGGAACAGGTTCTCGATGACCACCGACCAGTCGCACATCTGCGGGATCAGCCGGCTGGCCAGCTCGGCCTTGCGCCGGGCCTCCGCGCGGTGGGTGTAGATGTGCCAGAGCTGGTCTTTCATGTGCCCGACGGAGACCTTGGCGTCCTGCGCGGCCCAGGGGAACCGGTCGAAGGTGGGGCCCAGCGTGAAGTCCAGCGGGTAGCCGGTATCCCCGTTCAGCCACTGCCTGTGGCCGCCGAAGTCGGTCCCGGCCACCACCCCGCCGGTGGTGGTCATCTCCAGGCCGGGCAGGTTCTTGCCCTCGCCGCGGCTGGGGCTGAGCAGGCAGTGCCCGGAGTAGTAGAAGTCCTCCAGCGTGGGCTTGTCGAAGGCATCGACGAACACCCGGATGCGCTGCTGCTCGAAAGGCTGGTTCAGCTCGGGGAAGATCAGCCCGGGCGCGTTGGTGTGCAGGGCCAGGGTGGCGTCCCCGAAGCCGCCGGGGTAGGGCCCGGGCTTCTCGAACTTGAGCTGGTTGAACGCCTCGATCGCGGTCCACGGGGCCTTCCGGGCGTTCAGCGCGCCGTGCATGATGAAGCCGAACCGGGTACCGGGCTCGGCTGACCAGTCGCGCTCGCGGAACTTCCACTCCCGGGAGTCGAACCCGCCTTGCAGGATGCCGCTGGCCACCTTCGCCGGGATGACCGAGGACAGCGCGTCCAGGGACACCGGGTCATAGCCCAGCACCAGGTCGAACCACTTCAGCGCCGCGGGCATCTTGGACCGGCCCTCGCAGTGCGGCACCAGCCCGGACACCGGGCCCGGGCGGCACTTCGGGCACTCGCCGGCGGGCGGGCAGTCCGCAGCCGGGTCGCGCAGGTGGCGCCGGCACGGGTGCGGGCCCGGGCCGGCGGCGAACTCCCACATGGTCCAGGCCACGGCCACCCGCGAGCACCCCCGTGCCTCGCGGGTGATGTACAGGTGCGCCGGGTCCCAGTGGTTGATGAGCAGGTCGAACGGGGGCCGCAGCTCCCGGGCGAACAGCGGCAGCAGGTCCCGGGGGACCGGCACGTCCAGCCAGGTGGGCTGCGGGTAGACGTCGCAGCCCCACTCCTGCAGCGCGCGGAGGATGCCGAAGCCGTCGTTGCCGTAGCCGGACATCAGGCTGAACGGGGATTTAACCAGGACCTTGAGCGGGCGCTCCGACATGGGCCTCCCTCGGCATCATTTCCCTGTCCCGCAATCGGACCGGGGTCAGGCGGAGCCAGTCGGAGTAGCACTCGGAGCACAGGCAGATGACCGCCACCAGGACCCGGCGCCTGCCGCAGCCGACGCAGTACCGCTCGATGCGCATGAGCGACCTCCTCACCCGGACAGACCTGGCAGCGCCGCGCGGCTTACGCGGAACCGCAGGCTTATTCGGGTGCATCGGCCCAGCCGGCGCAGTAGACCCCGTAGTAAGCGGTGCCGCGCTGCAGCCAGTCACCATCCGGCACCGCGGCGAAGGACACGTCGGCCAGCAGCTGGCATCCGTACGTCACCAGGTCGCCCCAGGTCTGGGCATCGCTGTCCTTGCGCTGGAGATGGAAGTGCGCGGCGGAGAACACCGCCAGCCCGCGGTTGGTGGTGAGGGCCGAGGTCTCGGCCACGTTGCCGTTGCCGTCCCGGGCCGGGTCGATCCAGACGTCCACCCGGAGCCGGCGGAACCGGGACGAGCCCAGCATCGGCGGGGCCTCCCAGCCGCCGAAGTCAGCCAGCACCAGGGCAGCGGCCTGGGTGCCCTTGACCCGGGTCAGGACGCCGCTGGTGGTGGTGTCGGAGAAGATCCACGGCTTGCCGGCGTTGGCCGCGATCGGGTCGGACGGCGGGAACGAGCCCAGCCGCTCGCGCACGTCCGGGCAGCTGGCCAGGAGCTTTACCGCGCCGGAGCCCACGTCGTCCATGCCTGGTTAATCGTTCTCCGGCGTTTGGCCTTGCAGACCGGCCCCGGGCCTGTAACGTAGTGGAACGAACACCTGGCGCGTGCCTCGTGGCTTGTCAACCCGGCGCATGGGCTATAAAGCGGACGTCGCTCCTCCCCCCCGAGCGACGTCCGCTTTGCTATGCCGGGCGCAGGATGAACCCGCCGGACGGTGACCGCTCGGTCCCCGGCGGCATGAACTCCAGCTCGTGCCCGGGCTCGGGGATGACGCCGTAGCGCCCGCAGGTGCCGCAGGAGACCAGCCGGCCGTGCTCGGGATGGGTCAGCCCGGCCGGGGCCTCGGTGTACCGCGTGACATAGCACAGGCCGTAGCCCTGCATCGAGTGGAAGATCGTCGTTTCGGCCATCAGTCGCCTCCGGAGTAGGGGCCGAGTCCTTCGGACGGAGCCGAGCCGCCCTTGCCGCCGGTGATCCAGTCCCAGAACGCCTGCCGCACCGCCCGCTCGAACATCGAGCCGCCCGGGTCGAAGAAGTAGTGCCCGCCCTCGGGGTGGTTGCCGGTGGGCTTGTCCGCCCGGGCCAGCTCGAAGATGCCGGGCTTGCGGGCGAAGGAGATGGTGCCCTCCCACGAGCCCTCGCCGTGGTGGCTGGACGGGTGCCCCGACGCCTTCAGCCCGCCGGTGATCACGTGCGCACGGGCCTCGGACGCGGCGTAGCCGGCCAGCAGCGCCGTCTCGAACGCGGCGATGGTGCGCTGGTCCGGCCCGGCCGCGATCCGGTCCAGCTCGGCCTCGACCCCGGCGCCGTAGAAGTCCCAGTGAACCGGCATCAGGCTGCCTTCCCGACACGGACACGCAGCCGCCAGAACGCGAAGTACCAGCCGTCAGCGGACCGGCAGAGCCGGTGCCAGTACCAGGGGCGGTACGCGTAGGCCTTCCACCACGGCCAGCCGTGCCCGCGGGCGCTCAGGCGGACACTGATCACGGCGGGCTCCCGGGAAACGGCGTCGGGCTGCCCGGCTGCAGCATCTGGCTGACCTCGATCACCTGCACCTCGATATGGTGCCCGCCCATCAGGTCCTGGGCCACGTCGGGGATGACGCGGATGTCGAACGTGCCGAAGATCGGCCCGGCCACGCACTCCAGCCGGTCCCCGGCCAGCACCAGCGGGGCCCCGGACGGGCCGGGGGCCAGGTCGAAGAAGGCGACGCCCACCCGGTCCGGCGCCCGGCCGGCCACCAGCGGCGCCGGGGCGTCCTTGCCCGGCCGGACCAGGTGCAGGTCGAGCCGGCACTGCAGCAGCCCCGGCTGGTCGAGCACCGGGTCCACGATGTCGGTCACCGGATTCCATCCGAGCACCATGCCGCCGCCCGCCTCCATCTGCGGGATGTTGCGCAGCACCCGGCAGGTGGAGCTGTAGAACATCCGCAGCCCCTGACCCGGGGCCCGGGGAACATACGGGGTGGCCATGCCCGGTTAATCGGGCTGGCTACCAGCGGGGCTTGCGCTTGCGGGCGAACTCCTCGCGGATCTCGCGAGTCTCGTCGCCCTCGTCCGCCGCGGGCGGGTCCCCCTCCGCCGGCGCCTCCTCCGCCACTGCGGCGGAGGCGGGCTCCGGGGCGGACGGCCGGAAGCCGGCCAGGTGCTCCTGGAGCCGGGCCGTCAGCGCCTCCTCGATCTTGCCCCGCTGGAGGCGGCCGATCTCGCGGACGATATGCCAGTGGGCCCGCATCAGGTCCTCCAGCGAGTCGCCCTTCAGCCCGGCCTCCCACAGGCAGCTCACCGCGCTGCCTACGTTGAAGCTGAACGGCTCGATCACGTCGATGGCCGCGATGCCGGCCGGGTGGGGGAGGTGCTGCTGCTCGGGGAAATTCACCATGTCGGTCATGGGTAGTCATTCGGCTCAGCCAGGCGAGAATCTCCGGACGGGGATCTTCATCTCGTGCTCGGCGTAGTCCGCGCACCTGCGCGCCCCGTGGGTGTAGTGCACCCCGCCGAGACGCCGGGCCAGCTCGCGGCGCTTCTCGCACTGCGGCTTCTCGCACGGCATGAGGAAGGCCAGGCACAGGATCACGCCCGGCAGCTGCGCCATCTGCTCGTTGCGGCGGTCGCCGGCGGCCGGGCAGTACTCCCTGCCGTCGCGGCCGCGCTTGCGGTGGTAGTCCCAGGGCGGGCAGGTGTCCGGGTGGCACGGGCCTTCCCAGTCGGGCACGTACGTCTCGACCTGCCCGCCCAGGTCCTTCCAGATCCGCTCCAGGTCCCGGTCGCCCTGCCAGGCATGGCCCGAGACCATGATCAGGTCCGGGGCCCGCGCGTAGATGTGCCCGAGCACCGCGCGGGCCCGAGGCCAGTCCCTCCAGGTCCGCGAGCAGGTAATCAGCAGGCGGCGC